ATTTATAACCAATAATCCATCTAAAAATATCACATTTGATGCATTTATGTTTCTAATGGAAAGAGAGGATATTGCTCAATATTTTCTTAAATCATTTACTGATTGTACAGATATAATTAAACAATTAGATAAAATGAAAGAAAAGTCTGATGATGGTTCCCATTCAGATATAGAATTAGGTGAAAAAACTATTACAGATTATGCAACAACATTAATAATCAATTATGGGGTTGATGCAAATTATGTAATGTATAAAATGGGAATTTGGGAATTATTGCCATTCTATGAAGCTGTTGATACAAAGGTAAAACATGATATGCAAATGGATAGATTTTGGACTTATATCAAAGTATGTCCACATATCGACACCAAGAAGGTTAAATCTCCTGAACAACTTATTCCTTTTGAATGGGAGAAGGAATTAATTAAAGAAAGAAAAGATAAAGAATTAAAGAATAATATGTTTGCCATAAAGAATATGATTGGTAAATCAATATTTGGAGATAAAGAAGTTAAGAAAGATGGCTAAGGGAAATTTTAAGTTTGAGTTTGATGCAGAAGATATAGCTACTTTTAGAGCAGTAGTCCAAGAAATGGGTGAAATTGATGGTAGTAGGGCTGTAATGAATAGTCTTTCAAGGGGTATGGCATTAATCACCAGGCAGGGTAAAGCAAATCTTGATACTTCCAATCATCAAAAGACAGGAAACCTAAAAAGAAGTATAAGACGAAAACAAGTAAAAAAATGGGTTAGTGTTTATGGTGGTTTCAAAAAAGGAAAAGGTGGTGGAAACCATGCTCATTTAGTGGACCGAGGTACTGATGAAAGATGGACAAAGAAAGGTGCATATAGGGGTTCTGTTTCAAAAGGTAGTCCAAATACTGGTAGTATGTTTTGGACTAGAGCTGTAGAGAGTAAGGGCCCACAGGCAATGGAAAAAACTATGGATGTAATTTACAATGAAATGAATAAAATAATTAGAAAGAAAAATACATAATAATGGCTAAGAATAATTTTAACTTTCAAGCGAAATTAGGATTAGAAACAAAAGAGTTTAAAAGAGGTGTAAGAGAAACAAAAAGTCTTTTAACTTCTTTAAGTTCTGATTTTAGGGGATTTGCTGCAAGTCTTGCTGCTGGTCTTTCAATTGGTAGTATATTTAATAAAATGAAAGATTCTGCATTGGAATTAAGTACTGCTATGAATACCCTTAAAAATGTTAGTAGTCTTAATAAAGATGCTTTTTCAAGTTTTGGTGGTAATTTGGAATATGTACAAGGATTGGCTGATAAATATGGTCAGAATATTTTAGCCCTTACTGATTCTTATGCAAAGTTTACTGCTGCATCGTATAATACAGGATTGAGTTTAGAAAAACAGAAAAATATATTTGAAGCATTAACAAGGGCTGCTGCTTATTATCATCTTAGTGCTGACCAAACACGAGATATGATGAATGCAGTAAATCAGATGATGTCAAAAGGTAAGGTTGCAGCAGAAGAGTTGCGTAGGCAATTGGGTAATACCCTTCCTGGTGCATTCAACTTAATGGCAGCAGCAATGGGTGTGAGTACAGCTCAATTAGATTCTATGATGAAGAAGGGTGAAGTAATTGCTTCAGAAGTTCTTCCAAAGTTTGCTGACCAACTTAATAGAGTTACTGCAGGTGGTAATTTTGATAGTCTACAAGCATCATTAAATAAGTTTGATAATGCTTGGTTAACTTTTGTAAAAAATTCAGGTTTTGAAGATTTTTATAAAGGAATAGTAGATAGTGGTACCTGGGCTTTAAATAAGGTTGCATCAAATACTAATGCTATATCTCACTTATTAATAGGTGCATTAGGGGCAGGTTTTGCTCAGATGGTTAAAACACAATCTCAAAGGGCTTATGAAAACCTTAGTATTGAGTTAGGAAATATGGAGAAAAGACTGCAGAATTTCCAGGCCACAATAAAACACATGTCTAAACAAAATGGAGCATATTTTGCAACACCAGTACAGGCACAGGGTGGTGGAACATATTTTCAACCAAGTAGTCCAACTGTAGACAAAAGAGGATTAGATAGAATAAAGGAGATGAATGAAATGTTGCTTAAAACAAATAGAATTAAAAAGCAACTTGGACAAACTCCTATTTTAACAGACATGGATGTTAAAAGAATACAAGTTATCAATCGAGAATTGGCAAGTATGGGAACATCCATGAAGGGTGTTAATACAACATGGGCTGGTTTTAAAATATTAACAAAAACTGTTTGGACAACCATAAAAGGAATAGGTAAATCTTTACTTTCATTTGGTGTTGTAACTGCTATTTTTGCTGCAATATCTTGGGCCATTGAGAAGATAATGGATAAAATTAATGAAGCCAAAGAAGTAGCAAAAGAAATTGCACAAGTAGGTAAAGATTATAACAATACTATTCAAGAAGGTAAAGACCATATAGCTCAACAGGTAAGACAATCAAATGAATATCTTAGAGTTATTAAAAATACTAATATTTCTTTACACACTCGTAAACAAACTTTGGAAAAATTAAGTGAGTTAACAGGAAATATTGAAATTAAAGATTTAAATGTTGAGAATCTAAAAGAAGGTACTAAAGAGTATGAAAAGTTAACTAGAGCAGTATCTAATTGGGCTAAATCAATGGAAAAGGCTCATATCATTGATATTTACACAAGGGAGGCTGCTAGAGCACAAGTTGAAATAGATAAACTTCAAATTAGATTAGACGAATTATCTGGACAACCTTTAACTAAATCAGTATTTGGTATAACTGGAACTACTCAATCTAGTATGGGTGCAATGCCCGCATGGGGCCGAAAAACAGTAGATACAGATGCAGGTAAAGAGGTTAAAAAGATTAATGCTAAGATAAAAGAGCATGAGAAAAACATTGCAGATGCCAGAAAACAAGTATCTAATTATAATAGTCAATTAGATAAATTATTAGAAGAATTTTATAATGAAGGACCAGATAATGGTGGTGGAGGCTCTGGTGGTAGTTCTAAGGGTATAAAAGAAATATTTGATGCTTATAATAAAAAGAAAAGGGAACTTACTAACCAATTAAAAGAAGGTGCTATTACTCAACAAAAATATGAGGAAGAGTTTGATAAATTAATACAACAGACTTGGGCTGATGCTTCTGCTACTGGAGAATTAAAGTTAGAAAAACTCAAAGGTAAGAAACATCTTACAGAAATGGAAAAATGGTATGTCCAATTATCTAAAGATTCTGTAACTGCAATGCTTAGAGCTTCTACAAAAATTCTTGAAGATTGGGAAAAGGAAACTGAAGAGGATTTTAATAAGTGGTTTGAAAAATGGCAGAAGGAAAATGAAGAAGATTTCCGAAAGAAAAAGGTTGTATTAGATGGTATAGAGGCTGGTGAATATACTCCAAAAAGAGGAACAAGAGATACTACCTTTGATTATAATAAAACCAATAGTGATATATTTGGAGAGGAACTTTCTTTGACAGAAGATTACATAGATGAAATTAAAGATAAATTAGAACAATTAGGTGATTTCATTGAAAAAGAAGGTGTTAAAGGTGGCCCTATGGTTGACCATTTCAATCAATTAAATCAAGAATTAGAAAAGGCTATAGCTAATGCTAGTGATTTTACTCAAGCAATGAATCTAGCAAAACTAAGGGAGGATATTAGAGCTCTTAGTAATGAATTAGGTAACCAAATGTGGTCTGATTTAAAAGGTTTTGTTGGTGCTATAGATGGAATAGTTGGGGCTCATGAGAGACTTAATGAGGTAATGGAAGATGAAGACAGTGATGGTTGGGACCAATTCTTAGCAACATTCAATCTATTGGCATCATATGTAGATACTGCTATAGGTGCTATTGAAAGTTTAAATGCTGTTATGCAATTATCAACTATGATTGCAAAGGCTAAGAATGCTGAAGATGCTATTACTCTTGGTAATACAATGGCTGAAACAAGTGCTGTAGTTGCTAATACAACAGCAAAAGGTGCTAATGCTGCTGCTTCTACAGCAAGTGCTGTAGCTACTGCTGCTGATACTGCTGCTGCTGGTGCAAATACTGCTGCTAAATCTGGTGAGGCTGTGGCTAATGCAACTGCATCTGGTGCTAAAATGCCTTTCCCTCTCAACTTATTGGCTATTGCTGCTGGTATTGCTGCTGTTGTGGCTGCATTGGCATCTATTTCAAAGTTTGAAAGTGGTGGTATTGTTGGTGGAAATTCAACTAAGGGGGACCATAACTTAATTAGGGCTAACTCAGGGGAAATGATATTAAACAAAGCACAACAGGGTACACTTTGGAATATGCTTAATGGAAAAGGTGGCATGGGTGGAAATGTTAATTTCAAGATACGAGGGGCAGACCTTGTTGGAACAATTGAAAATTATAATAGTAGAAGAAGGGGTTAGTAATAACTCCTTTTTTATTTACTATGTCAGCCTACTTACATACTTTTTAATTAAAAAAATAATATGAATTATATTGGTCATTTTAAAGGATATAATGATATAAGTTATCAAGTATCAATTGTAAAAAATATAAATGATGAAACCAAAGAGGTAATTATGGCAGGGGATGACCCTTTTGTTGTTGAATATAACACAAGTTCAACATTATTTGATGGGGTTAGAACATCCATTGCCACAATTAAAATAGTCAGCGATACTTATTTAGAAGATGTATTACCATCAACAGCTAGAGAGACAAGGGTAACTCTTACAAGTATTGATAGTTCAAATATAGCTAGAGTAGAATGGGAGGGATATTTAACTCCAAAAATTTACAATCAGGGTTATACAAATGAATATGAAATTATTGAATTGGAAGCAGCAGATTGTTTATCTTCTACACAATATGTCCCTTATGAAAGTGATACTGCTAGGGGAATAAAATCTTTTAAAGATATTATTGTTAATATATTATCTCCAACAAATATAAAAAATTTCTATTGGCCTACAGTAAGAAGAATAGACAATTTATATGTATATCCAGATGATTTATTTATATCAGAAGCAAACTTCTTTTCTAGTGATACAGATGAAGCATGGGAATGTTACGAAGTTTTGGATGAAATATGTAAATATTTAGGATTTACTGTTATTCAATATAGGAATTCTATCTATTTTATGGATTATACTTATTTAAAAGAAAATGATGCTTTACCATTTATAACCTATGAAAAATCTAACAATTTTCAAAGGGGTAATATCACATATATAGGAGGGTTAAATCAAATTACTCAAGAAGATATGATGGGGTCAGGACAAAATGTTAGTTTTGAACCTATTTATAACAAGTTTGTGGTAAAAGATTCTTTTTATACTAGTGAAGATTTCATTACAAACATTTTTGAAGATAGTGCTTTAGTTAATAGAGGTGGAGATTTCTTTTCTAGTTTTCAAATAGATGTTCCACCTAGACGAGACCCATCTAATCCAGATAGTCATAGATTACCAAATAGTCCTACTTATCCAAATGGAAGTTCTTGGTTTCAGCAAAAATATTCAAATGATGCTGATGATACCAAATATATATATTGGCATAGATTATATGACCATAAAGATTTTGAAAGTGTTTATAGGGATTTTAATTTAAATGAAGTTAAACCCCATGAGGATTTATTGAATAATCCAGATACAACAAGAAATTATATAGGTGGTACTATATGTGATTTTGGTAGAGTTAGAAAAGAATATTTCAATGAAGATACTTATCAAACAATTGTACAGAATAAGGTTGATTGGGAAAGATATTTATTAATTCATCAACATAGAACAGGACCAGGGTGGTCAGGATGGAATCCAAATGCAACCATAAATGATAAAATGATAATTTTTAGGTTGAAACCAGGCTCAAGAGGCAAATGTATGTTGAGTGATAATAGTTATTTAATTATAAACTATAAATTATTATTCACTAAATATAGATTTAGAAATTATATCAACCCTGATTGGAACCAAAAAATAGGTAAAATGTCTTCATGGGTATCTGGTACTATAGGTGAAACCCCTGGTAATCTTTCTTTCAAATTAGGTATTGGTGGAAAGTATTGGAATGGTACTTCTTGGGTTAATGAACAATCAATTTTCAAAATAATGTGTACTAGGAGTGATGAAGAGTATGCTTATTTTATGAAAGAAAAAGAAGTATTAAATAATGTAAGTTGGGAATTGGAAATAGATGAAGAGGGTTATAAAATTCCTTTAACTGGTATAGATACTGCTGGTGAAATAGATTTTGCTATATATCTTCCTAATTTGCAGTTATTAACAGATTTTGATGGTCTACATGATTTTACTTATAATAATTATTGTTGGGTTAAAGATTTCTCAATTAAAACAGCAAATGCTGGACAGGATAAAGAAGTTGAAGAAACTGATGTAGTTTATGAGAATGTAGTTAATGAGTTAAATGTTAATGAAATGTCTGATATTGAACTTAAAATAACTACAGGTGCTGATAACCAAAAACCATCTTATAGTAATGTTATTTATTATGATGTAGCAAATGATAGAAACACATTATTATCAACCATGGAAGATGTAATATTGCAACAGGAAATGACCCCTGAGGAAAATATTATTACAAGGTATCATAAACAGTATTCTACACAAACTAAGAGATTATCATATACATTACCTATTGACTTCACTCCATTACAAGCATATAAAGGAATGGATTTTGAAAATAAATCTGCAAAATATGTACAATTAGGTGGTGAATTGAATTACAAAATGGGTAGACAAATAATTGATTTAATAGAATTAAAGTAATATGGATTTTAGAAAAATAACAATCCCACCAAAGGGTAGAAATAAATATGGTAATTATCATTCAATAGGTAATATTACACAGCAAATTATTACATATACAAATAATGGTAATGGTACTGCAACAGGCTCTACTGGGAATAATGAAAGTGAAACTAATGAAAATGTGCCTCAAAAAAATTATTCTTTAAGATTGAGCCGAAATACTTTTACTTTTGAATGGGATAATATTGTTGCTAATGAACAGGAAATAGACCAAATACAAGTTCTTGGTTATGGGGATTTGGAAGATGTACCAACATTTGTTGGAAATTTTGATATTATTCCAATAGATACAACAATGTTTTCTGGTATGACTGAATCTGAAGCTGATGCTTATATTGATGAACAATTAAAAGCAAACAATTATGGTATTCAGGGCTTAGTTGAAGGTATGAGTGTAGAGGTACTTAATAATGGTACAACAGGCACCACTGTTTTAATTAAAGTTAATGAAGATATTACAACAAAATCAGGGTCTTTATATATACCATGTCATGTATATACTGGTCCTGATGATGAAAAACCACAACCAGGTGATATGAGTGATTGGTATGATGCTACAGCTAGTGTTATATCTGAAAATGGTGAAATATTAGCAAATGATAATGTAAAAAATAGTAAAAAACTAATTTTAGAATATCAATTTAATGTATTGATGAATGCTGTTAATAACTACCATCTTGAGCTTACTAATGAGATGGCAGGTATTAATGTAGATTCAGCTGGTAATGTATTGTCAGGTGCTGCTGAATATTTAACATGCCAAGCCATATTATATTATGGTAATACAATTGTAGAAGATGCAACATATGGTATAGGAAGTAGAACTAGGGCAATAGATGGAATTACTATTGATACAAATACTGGTATACTTACTTTTGGAAGTAATTTTACTTTTATTGGGGACCTATTGGAAGTGCCTATATTAGCAACTATTGGTACTTATACAGCTACAAAAATAATGTCTATTAATAAAGTATATCCAGGTAAGGATGGAGCAGGTAGTATAACAAGATGGGTAGTCCCAAGTGTTGATGTTATTACATGGAATCCCAATGATAATAAATTATCAGAAAGCACTATTTCTGCAAAAGTAATGAAACAGGAAAATACAAATGCTCCTGTTGAAGATGTTGAAACTACTATATATTATGGATGGGATACAGATAATCCAGTTGAGGTTTATACTGGCCCAATATCTGTCGAAATCACAAAAGAATATTTATCATTAGCCCTTAAAGCAAATAATGTTATATATGAAATAGAAACAGTACCAGTAATTAAAGAAGGTAAAAATGGTGAAAAGGGTGATAGTTCTTATACTCTTATTTTAACTAATACAAATGCTTCTATAAATTGTGATGCTGATGGCAATATTTTAACAGATGCAAAAAGGCCTGAATGTGAAACTTTGTTGTATTATGGTACTGAATTAATGAGTGGTGTAACTTTTAGTCTTACAACTACAGCTACTGGTGTTGAAATACAAGATAATAAATTAGTTTATGATAGATTAAGTACTTTTAATTTCACAGGAGATACAGTAGAAATTAAAGTGGAAGCTAGAATAAATAATGTATTATATGGTACAGGTACTATGAATATTTCAAAGGTATTACCTGGTAAAAATGGTACTGATGCTATCACATACTGGTTGGAACCTACATATTCTTGCTTCCAAGTAACTTCTGCAGGAGCCCCAAGATGGAACACCATTAATATTAAAGCATATAAACAAGTGGGAGCTAACCCCCCAGAGGCTATGTCAAATCCAAATATAAAAGCAAGTATGAATAGTGCTACATTTACAAATAATTTGGTTTCAGGTAATCTTAACTATAGTTCAAGTGCTTATTATTATATGGTTGGGTTATTTATTAATGAAGTATTAATAGATAGAATAACAATTCCAGTATTGAGAGATGGGGTGGAAGGTCCTCAAGGAGTCTCTGGGGCAACAGGTCCCACAATTAGAGGCCCATATGACTATATGAAAATGACCCCTGTAGATGGTAGAAGATGGTGCAATGGTGTTTTAACAGATATAAACTATCCAGAAGATGCTGAATTTATTGATATAATTATGATTGATGATAAATATTATAGATGTAAAGTATCATATAATTCTGATACACGAGATTGGGAACAGGGTTATGTAGAAGAAACATTAATTGACTATTGGGAAGAAAGTAATGCAACTTATGATTTTGTTGCAACAAACTTATTATTAGCAGAAAATGCAAAAATAGCAGGGTTTACTTTTTCAAATAATCAATTAGTATCAGAAGCAACAAATGCTGATGGCTCTCCTACTTTGGCTTTGGATGGTATAAATGGTATTGTTAATGCCAATAAGGGTAATTTTAAAGGTGCTATTTGGCAGAATTTTGTTGCAACAACAGCAGCCACACAAACTAGTGATAAAACAAATATAATACTTTATCAAGGTGGAAACCCAGTAAATGTATATCTACCAAAAATAACAGATGAATTAATTGGTATAAAATTTTCTGTTCACTTTTTTGGTATTGCTACACGAAGTGGTCTTCCTGTACAAACTCTAAGTCCATATGTTGGTGATTATTTCTTGGATTTTAATTCTGTGCCAAATAATGGTATAGGCGACCCAGTTACAATTAACAAAATATGGTGCCCATTAGGAACATGGGGATATGTTGAATTAATTGCCCAAAAAATGAATGGAGCTGATGATGGTTATTGGATTATGACCAATATAAGTGCTCCATATCTAAGGGTTTCAACTAATGATAATTCAGATATATCACTAGAGGATTTAAGAAATTCAATATAAAATAATCAAAGGGTCAGGCTGACAAACCTGGCCCTTTAAATATATAAAATTGGGAATATAATGCAAAATATAGATAAGACAGATAAGGGAATAGGTTTTTTAGAAAGAGTACTTGAAATGGTTAAAAAATATAGTTTTTTTGATTTCATTAAGAGTTTTATATTGATACTATTAACTGCTTTAGTAATAGGTATTATAAGTAATCCAACATTTATTTTTGAAAAATATAAGGAATGGCAGGATAAAGAACACGCAGAGCGCATTGAACTTAGAATGAAGAACAATGAAAAACTCCATATATTATCCGAAAAATTAATGTATAAAGTTGAAGCAAAAAGAGTGATGGTACTCGAACTACATAATGGGCTAGAAAATAGTGTAGGTCTTCCCTTTTCAAAATGTAGCGCTACTTATGAGGCTTTGAATGATGGTGTGGCTCCTGTTGCTGAACAATATCAGAATGTGAACCTATCTTTAATGCCATTTGCAACACATCTTTTTCAACATGGATATTGGTGTGGTGATGTAGATGACCTTCAAGAAATAGATAGGGGATTATATTATAAAATGAAAAGCAATAACACAGAACACTTTGCTGCTTGTGTAATAGAAGGAGTTGATAAACCACTAGCTTTTCTATTTGTTTCATTTGATGCTGTTAATCATGATTGTAGTAAAATAAGAGAAAACATAAGACATATAGCATTAGAAACAGCGCTTCTTTTAGAACTTAATAAGATTTAATCCATGGATTTTTCCATGGATTTTTTATTGTCAGCCTAGTTAATCACTTTATTTAAAAAACATAATTGAATATGAATAAAGTGAGTAAAATAATCTTATTTGTATGGGCAGTATTGGCCCTTATATCTTTTGTTAGTGCATTTTGGGCACCATTGTATTTCAAAATAATTGGTATTGCTTTTGGGTCATTAAATATGGTTACAATCATTACATGGATAGTATCCTATTTTGTTATGAAGGGTAATCAAAATATGCTTAATAAAATGCTTGAAGAGAGTAATGCTGAACTAGAAAAAGATTTGGAAGATGGGATGTAATTGTAAAAAACCAGGTGGTAAAATGGCTCCTGCCCCAAAACCAAAAGACCAGTCTAAAATAAGTAGTAAAAATCCAAAAAATAATGTACAGAAGTAAATATTTCACATTATATGAAATGACCTTCAGTTGTAATGCTTTAAAAAATAAAATTACAAATGAACCAGGACCAGAAGAGTTAGAACATATAAAGGAACTTCTTCCAATCTTAGATACTTTGAGAGAAAAGTGGGGAAAACCTATTAGAATATCTTCAGGATATAGAAATCCACAGGTTAATGCTCTAGCTGGAGGGGTAAAGAATAGTGCTCATCTAACAGGTTATGCAGCTGATATTAAACCTTATAATAATGATATGAATGGTTTTATGAAGGTTGCAAGGGAATGGGTTAAAACATTAGATGGTTATGATGAATTTTTGGAAGAATATGGAGCTGATGGTGGCCACTGGCTGCACTTCGCATTAAAATCAATAAAAGGCCTTCAAAGGAAAAAGAATGGAATAATTGATAAAAGAAAGAAATAGTGCGAGTTAAAAAGGAAAATATAAGAAGTGATGTATCTCCAAAAGCCACAAAAAAGAAATCTCAAAATAAACCT